AGTCAAAAAGTTTTAAACGAAACAAATCAAAAAAATATAAATGCAGTTTTAGATTCTTTTAAAGGAGATAAAGCATCTTCACAGCAAGTAGAAGGAGCTGCACAAGGTCTTGGTTCTGGTGTTAATCCAACCACCAAAGACATGAATTACACTGCTGAAGATTTTGAAAAAGGATTACTTATTTCAGGTGTACCAGGAAGTGATAAAGGATTAAAAGACATGAGCGTTAAAGATTATGACGCGTTAGAAAAAATTCCTTCTATTATGTCACCTAATGATCCAACTTTGGATCAGGTTAATGCAGCCACACCTAGAATAAGTAAAAATAACAAAGATACTAAATATATTGATAAGCGTTATGTAGAAGAAAGTGATCCTCTTGCTGTAGAAAATTTTGGATTTAATATAGGTGGTAGAAGTAAACTTGAACCTATCAATGTTAAGAAGTTTAATACTGCGACTTTCGATGCTAATAAAGGTATGGTAAAAACTGATATGGCAGCTGATAATAGTGGCAAATTAGACGCTAGCAAAACCAAAGCTGATTTTGTTAATGTTATGACTCCAGAAATACAAGTCCGTGACATTGCAGATGATACATATGGAGGAAAATTACATGATTTTAAAGTTAACGAAAAACTATCAAACTTAAGTGCTAAAAGAAGCGATGACATTGGAACAAGAAAACTGAGAAACAAAGTAAAAAAAGGTCCATTTAAGAAAAAACATAAGGTTACAAAAAGAAAAGGTTTAGAAAAGTTAGGTATTAACCAAAGACCTAAAGTTGAAAAACTAAGTGGCGTTGTAGATTTAGATATGTCAGGAAAAGTAGATAGTGATATAGAAAGAAATGCAAGAGCTTTTATTGGAGGAGGTTCAACAGATAAAAACAAGTATGGAGTAGACATACCAAGAATGGACAACACCGCTAAGATATATTCAAATAGAAGAGATGCTAGAAGATCTATAAAAGGTAGAAAACAAGCTGTAGAAGGAGCAGGATTAAAAAATATTGGTAGAATAAAAACTAAAGCATTACAAGGTAGAGATTTTGAATATACTCAAAACGGTAAAGTAATATCAGAAAGTGATTTTGTAGGTAGTACTTCTTATCAACGTAATAAAATAAAGAAGAAGGAAAACATCTATAACACAAACCAATTAAATGCTGGTGCTGGTATTACAAGTTTAAAAGGAGATAATAGCTTTGCAAATAAGTTTAAAGTTAATTACCCTTCTGCAACTGGCCAAGGTGAGGTAAATAGATTAAATCAAGACCAAATAAAAAATATTAATTTTGATCAATATTCTAAAAAGCAAAAGAAAAAAATTAATAAAAGAATAAAAAAACTAAACAATGGCTGAAAAAAAATCATTTAAAGAAACTAAAGTAGGTGCGTTTTTAGCTAGTAAAGCTCCTAAAGTATTACAAGCTCTTGGAGACGTGCTTCCTAATCAAGGAACACTTGGTGTAGTAAAAAATCTTATAACAAGTGATAATAAGATTAAGGCTGTTGATAAAGAGCAGGCTATGAAGCTTATAGAGCAAGATATAGCTGAAATGAAAGAGGTTTCTAGTAGATGGAGATCTGATATGAAGTCAGACTCTTGGTTAAGTAAAAACACTAGACCTTTAGCTTTGATATTTTTAACTGGTTCAGCTGTGTTTATGATGGCTGTAGATTCTTTTCATTTGCAGTTTGATGTAGATGAAGCTTGGATAAACTTATTAAAAACACTACTGGTAACAGTTTATGTAGCATACTTCGGAAGTCGTGGTGCTGAAAAAATAACAAAAATAAATAAATAAACATGAGAGGTTTAGAAGGAAATATGATGGCTCAGCCAAGAATGTTTGGTCATGATGCTGTAGCTTTAACAGCTGGAACAGGTGCAATAGCAAATACATCTGAAAGAGGAGTTGTAATATACAATGGTAAGTCTTCAGCACAAGATATTAAAATAGTAACTGAAGCTGGAACTGAAGTAACATTTAAAAGCGTACAGCCAGGAACAGTTGTAGGTGATAAAACACCTATGCTTGCTACCAAACTACTTATTGGTACAGACTGCGTGGCAATATACTAGTGGTAACGCAAAGATTTAATGCGTGTCTTGAATGGCGTAAAAGCGGTAGTAATAAAAATTATCAGTTTTTAGGTTTTTTACATTTAATAGATTACATTAGTAATTTATTACCAGATAACTCAAAAGCTTTAGAAATAGGAAGCTATATGGGTGAGTCTGCTAAGATAACAGCTGCTTCTGGTATTTTTAATGAAATAGTATGTATAGACCCGTTTGAGGGAAAAGAAAGCTTTAACAACATATTTAGCCATACATGGGAAGATGTTGAAGCTGAATTTAATAATAATATAAAATATTTTGATTTTATAAATCATATTAAAGATTATAGTTACAATGTTATAAATAACTATAATGATGGATATTTTGACTTTGCATATATAGATGCTAGTCACGAATACGAAGACGTGCTGAGAGATATTAAAGATTGTATTAGAGTAGTTAAAAAAGGTGGCATTATAGCTGGACATGATTATAGTTGGGATACTGTAAAGCAGGCTGTAACAGAAAACTTTGGAAACAACATAAAGCAATTTAAAGATACTTCTTGGTTAATAATTAAATAAAATAAAATGAGTAAAGTAACAGTAGATTCTGGAATACTTGATGAAAAAGAATTCACACAGGTAAAAAAAGAGCAAGACAAGGTAAATAGTATATTAGCTGAAATAGGTTATATAGAGTCTAAAAAACACGCATTATTACACGAGTTGGCAGACACAAACGAGGTTGTAAATAATACTAAAAAAGTATTAGAAGAGAAGTACGGATCAATAAGTATTGATTTACTCACTGGTAAGTGGAAACGAGTAAACGATAAAGAAGATGTCTAATATTAGAAAAATAAGTATAGGTTCCGATTATAAAGATGGAGCTATGCACTATTCGTGTGGTCAAGAAGTTTATGGAGGTCATGTAATATCTAATATACTACACGATGAAAAAGATGAGTCTTATAATATATTTATAACCAAGTCTAATGAAGTTTTGCCGTGGAAAAAATTTAATAAAAATATGGCAATATCAGTAGAGTACGATTTAAAGTACTAATGAGAAGCTTGTATAATTTTATTGTTAAGCCATTAAGTAAAAGGTATGATAATACAAAGAAGATCAATGATAAAACCCTCATTGTTAACACTAGTATTAAAAATCATAAGTTTGTTAGTAAAAAAGCTATTATTGTTTCTACGCCATCAGCTTTTGAAACTAAAATAAAAGTAGGTGACATTGTATATGTGCACCACAATATTTTTAGAAGATGGTATGATAACAAAGGTAGAGAAAGAAATAGTTCTCTATATTTTAAAGATAATTTATGGTTATGTAGTGTAGATCAAATATACATGTATAACAATAAGCCTTTTAATGATTATTGTTTTTTAATGCCAGTTTTAAATACTGACACTCTAAGCATCAATAAAGAAAAACCTAATGTTGGTATAGTTAAATATAGCAACAACACCTTAGAAGCTCTAGGAATAACAACTGGAGCGACTGTAACGTTCACACCTAACTCAGAATTTGAGTTTATTATAAATAATGAACGACTCTATTGTATGAAATCTAATGATATAGCTATTTTAAATGGGCACGAAACAAACGAGAAAGAATATAATCCAAGCTGGGCGAAAAGCAGTTGATGAGTTAATTAAAGTAGCTGAAGAAAAAATCATTACGCATACTGAAGAAGATGTTTCAGCTGATAGACTTAAAAACGCGGCTGCTACAAAAAAACTTTGTATTATGGATGCTTTTGAAATATTACAAAGAATAGAAGAAGAAGAGGATATATTAAATGAAAAACCTAAAGAAGTTAAAGAACAAAAAGTTTTTAAAGGTTTTGCGGAAGGGAGAAGCAAGTGAGCTACGAACAAACTCTTTGGAAAGAAATTAAAGACGTTGTAAATCCTACAATATTAAAAAAACAAAACCGTTTAAATAAGTGGGAATATGGATACAATGTGGAATATGATTTTGTAGTAATAAGTAAAACAGGTAAAATTGGACAAGTCATTGAAATACAAAATCTCAGGATTGCTTTACCAGCAGCAAATGAACCGTTTAAACGAAGCGAAAAAAAATCGGAACAATACTGGGAAAGAGAGGAATACCCTAAAGAGTTACAAAGAATAAAAACTAGATTTGACTGGGAAGACTACCCACTAGATTTTAAAGAAAAATGGTACGATTATATAGATAATGAATTTACTAGACGGGAAGAAGGATTTTGGTTTTATAACAATGGTATTAATACTTACATTACTGGTACTCATTATATGTACTTGCAATGGTCAAAGATTGACATTGGAGCACCAGACTATAGAGAATCAAACAGACTCTTCTTTATATTTTGGGAAGCTTGCAAAGCAGATAACAGGTGTTACGGAATGTGCTATCTTAAAAACAGACGATCTGGATTTTCATTTATGTCCTCAGCAGAACTCGTTAATCAAGCTACAATATCAACTGACTCAAGGTTTGGTATACTCAGTAAGTCTGGAGCAGATGCCAAAAAAATGTTTACAGATAAAGTTGTACCAATATCCGTTAACTATCCATTTTTCTTCAAACCAATTCAAGACGGTATGGATCGGCCAAAGACTGAGTTGGCATATAGGGTTCCGGCATCCAAACTTACTAGAAGAAAGTTGGAAAGCAATGAGCAACTAAAAGAATTAGATGGACTTGATACAACTATTGACTGGAAAAATACAGGTGATAACTCTTATGATGGTGA